TCCGTTTGCATAACTGCCTGGGTTTCTTGCAGCTAATCTGTATGTAACAGCGTCTTCGTAATTATTTTGATAATCTTCAAAAGATTTAATTTTAAGACTTGAAGTTGATCCAATACCTGTTGGATGTGTTACGGGCATTCCACCCACGTTTGCGTTGTTTAAATTCGCACCGTCTGCTCTAACGACTCTTAATATACCACCGTACTGTAGATAGTTTGCAGCAGTGTACCAATATTCGTATTGTCTATCGTTTGTTTTTGGTTTTCCAAAAAGATCGATCATATCTTGCTCATTTTCAATAAGCAAAGGTTCTAGTACAGGGCCTCTTTCAAAAGGGCCTACTATTGCACCTGTCTGATCACTTATGGAGTCAATTCTACCAACCGTAAGGTCAACTTCCCTAACCTTAACGCCTGGAGATACTAAACCTATGCCAGCCATGTTTTTCTCCGAAGTTCCACGTTGTTTTACTAAATTTATTTATGAAATGCTACCTCTCTAAATGGGGAAACATGACGTAAACACTACCAATCTGGATATATATCCACTATCTCCTTTCTTTTTCTTGATTGTGTCACTCTTTTAATCGAACACCTTTTACATTCATATGCATATGCTGATGGTACATTTCCTCTGTCCTTTCTAGTTTTATAAAAGTCATTAATTAATTCCTTTGTTTCACCACACATCTTGCATTTTCTCTGTTTAAAGAGTAAATGTTCTAACTCAAAAGAAGCTTCTAATTCCATTCTCTTTTCAACTGTCTTACATCTGTAACACCAAAAAGTGACCTACATCTTTGTTCAGCATCTTCTCTTAAATTGGATGTTGATAAAAATTCTACTTTCTGTAATCTATTTGATGACAAAAGTATTTGTGCTGACCATCTATACTCTTTCATCGGTAATCCCACATGTAAGATCTATCTCCATATTCATCAAGATGCCATCTATCTCCTTCAGAATCAACAAAACTTTCTTCTTCTGTTCCATCAACAATAAAACCAAAGGGTGACATATCTTGTTCGATCTGATCTCTTTGATCTTCATATATTCTTTTTCTTACATCTTGATCCGTAAGTTCTTTAAAATAATCCTGTGCAACTAACCATGCATATATGACAAGACACATTGCTAAGTCATCATTACATCCCTCTTCTGCTTCAAAGGAGTTACTCTTTTGAATGAATGTGGTTAATTCAGATATGATATCATAATCATTGAATATTACTTTTTCATCTTCAATCAAAGTTTTAAGGTTAGAACATCCAACCTTCTTTACAGTCTTGGACATCTTAACTCCAAGTTGTGTCTTCTTACCCGAAAATCCTTGTCCTACAATCTGACCAGCACGACCCCTCATAGAACATAATAGTAGATTATCATATTCCAAATCATACTGTATGATACTTGCAACTTGATCTCCGATATCATTTACCTCACATAAAATAAAAGCATTGTTATATGCCTTCGCAATATCTACAATGATACTGGGGAATAACATTGGTTTTATTTCATTATTCTTATACTTACCTATGACTTTATGGGGAAAGGATGTGATATCAGTAATTATAAATGCAGAGTAATCAATACCTACACCACGAGCAACGTCAACTGTGAGTACATAATCATGATTCTTAATTGGTTCAAAATAGATATCTAATCCACGATTACTCTTAATTGGTTCATCATATACTAATGACTTTAATTTTGCAGAACTAATCAGAGTATCAACAGAACCTAGAAACTCACATTCAAATTCAACACGAAACTGTTGTTCTGATGTGTTTGCAATTGTTTGTTCTTTCCAATATGAATCTCTGCCTGGCACTTCAGACCAGTGAACTTCAGTGGGTATATACTCATTTTTATTTCTTTCAGCATCATGCCACATACGGTAGAAATGATTCATACCGTGTGGTGTGGATACAACTATGACTTTTGTTTTTTGACCAGATGATATAGTAGGATAAACAGAGGCAAAGAATTGATCAGCAATGTGATTCGGGATAAAAGCGAACTCGTCAAGAAAGATGACATTATAGGATCCACCACGGACAGCAGATGCAGACGTAGATGCAGCGAGAATTTTTGATCCATTTTCTAATTCGAGTGATCCTTTGTTCCAAACAAGAACACCCTGTTGCATCCATTTAGGTAAGTTTTCATACGCAAGTTGTAATCTACCTAAAAGGTCACGAGCAGTTGACGCTTTGTTTGCAAGTATTGCTATATTTACATTATCATTAAAAACTGCATAATGCAACAAATAAGATACCACAGTCGTAGACTTACCAGTCTGTCGAGGCATCTTACAAATATTAAATCTTTCGTTATGAAAGTTATTGATTAACTTTTCTTGAAATGGATATAGACTAAAAGGAACTAGACCCTCATCAAGAGAAACAATTTTAATATAATTTTTTGCAAAGTAAACAGGATTATCCTTACACTTGATGAACTCCTCAATATTTTCTTGAGTAAATTCAACTTTTACATTCGCTTTCTTTAAATTCGGATTACCAAGATATACAGTGTCAGACATAATAAATTAAAATTTTTTTATCAACCTAGTGGTTTTGATGGTGATGATGGGGTTATCAAACCTCTCATTGTTCTTATCAATAAATCACTTGCTGGGAAATCACCTCTTACTCCTGTTGCAGGGACACTTTTAAATAAAGGTTTATCATGAGTTGCAATTTTTACGTCTTTTTTTGCATCTTTTTTAAACTTATTGAATGATTTTGCCATTAGCACTTCCACCTCCTTCTTGCTTGTCTCAATCTACTATTCGGATCTTTTGCGGCCTTTGGAAACTTCTTCATTTGTCCAGCACTTCTGGCACAATAACTCTTTCTCCTCTTTGCATCTTTAGATCCTTTTTTAACTTTACCAGTTACAGCAGTTTGAAGTTTTGAGCCTGGGTTTCTGCGACGATATGCAGCAACACCTTTCTTTGTCATTCCAGCACCACTCTTTGTAGGTCTTTTGTGTCCAGACTTGACACTCATACCCTTCATGTCATCTTCAGTTACATACTCCTCAGCAGTTGTGGTTGTATGATCTTCATCTGGTTCATTTTTTTCAAGGTTTTCTTTCTTTTTCTTTTTTGATATCTTAGGGCCACCAACTAGATCACCATATTCATCTCTTTCTTCTTTTTCCTCACCAACCATTACAGTAGGTTCGCCTGGTTCAAGTTCTCTAGGTAAGAATGACAATACTTTTGCATCAGGATAAATCTTTTGAACTTCCTTTTCTACCTGTTTACGAGTTGGTTTAGAAACAGATGGTACAAACATCTGTATCATGTATGTTTTACCCCTCCATGTCAATATGACTCTATAGGTATGTCCATTTTTTACAAGACGAATTTTTGATTCAGAAGCTAACTCTACATGATCTCTAATATCATCAGGCACATTATCTTCACTACCAGAAATTTTTTCAGCATATTCTTGTCTTTGTTTTTTTCTTCTTAACCTAGCACCAGCATCCATTGCTTTTTTAGGTTTTCTCTCTTCTCCTTCTTCAGATTCTTTCTTTTTTCTTCTTAAAAATTGAATTGCTTCTACTACTTTTTTTTTATCCTCTTCTTTCTTTTTCTTCTTATCAAGATAATCTTTCATCGCACCTTTTGGTTTTCCATCACCTTTGTATAAACCATAAGATGTTCCTTCGTTTGTTACCTTACCACCAGAAGTGTAGTTGCTACCTTTATTATTATTGACAGGTTTGACAATGTTACTTAAAACTTTACCAACAGGATTTTGTTTCATAAACTTTGTTCCTCTATCCAATACTTTCTTCACCTTTCCCTGTGTGCCAGCTGGGAATAGATTGGTATCTTCCACACCTTCTTTGACCTTAATTTTTCTAGGGTATTCTGATTTATTTGGGTCATCCTTCATCGAGCGAGCATCATAATCTGCAACATACTTAATTCTATCACTATCTTTTTTTCCTAATTTTTTCTCTGCTCTTTTCATTCCTTTGTCTCTCGCTTTCGCATACTTACCCATCTTTCCACTGTGAACATAATCTTTATCAACCTTTGCTTTGTAAAGATAATTTGCGGTAGTTGTCTTACTCAACTCATCAATCTGTTCAACTTCTTCTTTCTTCACACAACGATTATAAGTCTTACCAAATAATTTTTGTGTTCCTTTCTTTTCATATCCTTTCCAACATTTCTTACCTTCTTTAATCTCAATCATACCAGCAGCTTCAAGTGCTGCAACTTGCATTGGTGAAAATCCTTCGTTCTTTGACTTGTTACCCCAGTTTGCTGCACCAACCTTACGACACTTCACTAAAGCACCAGATGCATATGCACTTGGCCATACAGAGTATCTTGACTTGACCTTATGATAACAGGCATCTTTTGATCCGCTACCCTTGCCTTTCTTATCTTTGGCTTCGTTAACGAATGATTCTTTCGTATCTTTTTTTGTTGGTTTTGCTGCACCCGACTTCTGTGGTTGATTTGGATCAGCAGCTCTCTTTCTTCTTGCAGCACTATCTCTTTCTTTCTTACTCATTGATCTTCTTTTAGAAGATGACACACACTTAGGAGTTGATTTCTGGCCAGGTTGTCTTGCACATGGTTTCCCATCATACTTACCACCAACTTGAACCCATCCTTTTACCTTACGACCAGATTTGGTAGTACCACTTGATTTACCAAACCACGCACGAAGACCTTCTTCGCTTACATTATATTTATCATCTTCAACACTTTCTACCGATTCCTTTGTATCAGACTTCTTCTTATCAGCAATCTGTTTTCTTAAACTTTGATAGTCAAAACGAGTCTTTATCTCTCTTGCTTTGTCTTGATCTTTAGGATCATCACTCATAGAAAGAACAGATGCTTTTTCTAAAGAAGCTAATCTACCCTCTTTCATTGCTTGTTTACGAATTGTAGCAAAATAAATTTTCTTTCCTTCTTCTTCACCATATTGATCTTTCATATTCTTTTTCATATCAGACTTATCATACTTCTTCTTCAACATAGTATCCTTTCTCTTCTGAGCAGGAGTCATTGTTGCCTCATTCATTGATTTAGTTTTCTTTTTCATTGCATTGATGTACTTTCTGTAAACCGCCGCTTCAGAGGTTTTACCCATCTCTCTCGCCCTTTGTTCCATAGCAACAGCCGCTTGAATCTTATGAGCATGCGATCTAGAAGAATTCCTAATCTTTGATACAGATTTTTTAGCAGTAGCCACGTCCTTAAAACCGAGTCCATGAATAGTTCCTTTAGGATCTTCATCAGTATATAAATCAGAATGTTTTTTAGATTTTGCTGGTTGTCCTTTCTTACGAGGAATACGAGGATTTGATTCTTCTTTCATTGCTACTTCTAAATCATCTGCCTGTTTTGCATGTGTTTTAGAACCAACCCTTAGTTTTTTAACTAATTTTCTAACATGTGGTATATCTTTTTTATCTAATACTTCATAGACTACTTCTTCACCCATTCCACCGCCATTACCATTAGCACCACCCCCAGAGCCACCATTACCATTTCCAGCGCCATTCCCGCCGTTCCCATTTCCGTTAGAATTTCCGTTACCATTTTTCTTTGTTTCGTTATCATCGTCTCGTGCAAGATAACCACGAGCTCCTATATGATACCCACGAGGTATCTTTTTACACTTCTTATCATCGAAGCAATAGTATTTGCCTGGAGGACATTTCTTAGCCATTATTTTTTAGATACGCCTTCGATAAGATACTTTTCTTTTGATGATGCTTTCTCAGCAGCATACAGTGCAAATGATTTAGTCATTGCTAATGATAGTAGATGTTTGATATTATTACTATCATTTTCATCACACTCAGTTCCTGTCATGCATCCAAGTGTAACTCCACCTATGATAGCAAGTTCAGTTAGAACAACAAGAAAGACTAACTTTAATGCCCATTGTCCAGTATTAAAAAATCTACTGATTTGTTCACCGATAAATTTCTTCATATTAGATATTCCGCTAGATGTATTTATACTTTTGTTAAGGTAGCAACTACTTTAAAAACAGTAGAACTACTTGATGATGGAGTTGCAAGTAATCTTACATTTCCAGAATTTATATCAGAATCAAAAGTTGCAAGTTGAGAACCTGTTTTGATTGTTGCATATTCAGTGCCATATGATGAAGTTCCATCATGGACAAGATATACTTCAGTAATATGATATTCACTACCTCTAGTAATTTGAACTTGATATTTTGCAGAACGATATGTCGCTGCTGGAAAAGTATCAATTGCAGTTTGGGATGTTGAGGTAACAGTAGTTGAACTACTTTTAACAAAACCCTGTGACAAATAAACATTACCTGTTAAGTCACCTGTAACATCACCTGTTAAGTCACCTGTAACATCACCAGTCAAATTACCAGTCAAATTACCCACAAAACTGGTTGCAGTTACGATTCCAGATGTGTTGATAGATACTGTGCTTCCAATTCCTACAGACTTTGGAGTACCTTTAGCATCTGTAAATTCAATCTCACCTTTTGTATCTTGTTTAATTGTGATTGTATTTGCAATACCAATTACAATTTCTTCAAGACCTCGAAGTTGTTTTGCAGTTGGGTCAAGGATAATTGAACCTGTACCAATTGTCAGAATACCAGTAACTCTGGCATCTC